CGAGAGGACCCGTGCGGAATGGAACTATTTGTCGGAAATCCTTACGAAGCTGGGGTTTCTCATCAAGCAGACCAAGCGTATCGACCCCGGAGAGATGACGGTTGCCTGCGGTACCAGCGATAAGCCCGGTGTTTTTACGATTAAGAGTAAATCGGCGCAGGATCATCGAAGTCTTGCCATGGAAGCCCCAAGAATGGTGGTTGCCTGCGAAGCATCACAGATAGATTACGAGAGTTTCCTGCGATTGAGGGGCAGAATTGCAGAAAAGCGCGGATACCTGTTCTTAGAGGGTACATTCGAGATGTCTTTAGGCTGGTATCCCTCGCAATGGGAGGCCTGGCAGTTTTTTAACCCCGACGATGACGCTATTTCCTTCTCATTGCCGTCGTGGACCAACCAGGTTGTCTATCCAGACGGCAGGGAAGACGAGGAGATACTGTCTTTAGAGCGATTGCACTCCGAAGACTGGTTCAACGAGCGTATTGCCGGTGTACCTGCTCCCCCGAAAGGGCTTGTCCACAACATGTTCGACGTTCAGTCGCATATATCCGACAAGGCAGAGTATATCGAGGGCGAAGCTGTCCATTTATGGATAGACCCGGGGTATTCGCAGGTCACAAAGTCCGCATATGCAGTCGAGGCAGTGCAGATAATCGGCGGCCAGGTAAGAATTATCGACGAGGTCTTCGAGAGGGAGAAGATCACCGAGGAAATCATAGAGATCTGCCAGATGCGGCCGTGGTGGCAGGACGTTCAGCACGGGGTCATCGATATAGCAGCGCATAACATCGGGGAGTCCCGCCCTGTAGATACATGGCTGGAAAAAGCAGGGCTTTACATGCAGTCAGAGCGCGTCGGGATACTTGACGGGATAGAACGTTTTAATACATTCTTGAAAGAGAACCCGTCAACACGACAGCCGCATATGTTGATAAATCCAAAGGCGAGGGGGGTTATTTCCGAACTCGGAGGATGCGCGAACCCGTTCGACGACCAGATCCATGTCTATACCTGGCGTACGGACAGGGATAATAACGTTGTCGGAAGAGAGCCAAGGGACGCTTTTAATCACGGAGTTAAGGCAATTACCTATGGACTCGTTGTAAACTTTGGTTACGCTAGAGCGGCAGGGGCGACAAAGATCATTACTGTAAACAGGTGGTAACGTGGCAAAAATCGACGACCTAGTAGACCAGATCGAAGAGGTCTGGGACTCGCCGGGATTCCGAACGCGAAGAACACGGATGGAAAACGATTACGGTCTGTACCGTATGAATCCATACGACGCAGGCAACGGATACCAGAGTTATACCTCTAACGCCCCAAAGATACTTGCCGACAAGATAATGTCCTACCTGTCAAACGCACAGATGTCGGTACGTGTTCCCATCAGCGCAGAAGTCGAAGACCGTACACCCGGAACCCTCAAGGAAAAGCTTGTTATCGGCGCACTTAACCTTGCAGACGAACGAATGCAGAGATACGGCCAGCCCTCCATAAGAGAGCAATTAGCCTTTTATGTAACCCTGCGAGGATGGTATGCAGGACGGGCAATGCTGAATAAGCACGAAGATGGCACAACATATGTCGATGTAACGCCGTTCGACCCGCTACATATCTGCTACGAGATGGACGACCAGGGGATCGTATGGCTCGCACACAAGACAAAACGCTCGCCGTCGGCAGTAAAACGAACATATAACGTCGATGTAGAACCGGCCATCGAGGGAGAATCCTCAGCAGGCATAACCGTATGGGACTACTACTCAAGGACAGAGAACGCAATTATCGTTGTCGGGGATAACGAAGAGAATAAGTACGGCAAGAAACTCACCAAGCACAACGTCATGGACACGAACGGGAACCCGTGCGCCCCTGTTTTCTTAGGCGCAGTAGGACCCGCACCGTGGGTACAGGACGAGATCTCGGGAGATGACACCGCACGGGACTACGGCGAATCGATATTCTCAGCAAACAGGGACCTCTACGAAGATTATAACTTCGCAATGAGTGCCTACAAGACGCTCGTAAGGCGCGCTGTAAGGCGACCGTACAAGATTATTTCCCCGGATGGGACGACAACCCTTGATACTGATCCGTGGCAGGATGGGTCTGAGGTTCCACTCCCCGCAGGAACAGAGATTGGATTGATGGAAGAAGTCACGATGCCCCTTGACACGGGAGCATTTGTCGGACTCATATCAGGGGAATTACAGCGTGGTGGATTATCAAACGTCAGCTACGGCGAACTGCCCTTTGCGATTTCAGGGTTTGCCGCGAAGATATTGCAGGAAGGCTCTGCCCACCAGATCGAACCCAGGGTAAAAGGCATGACCGCCTGCTACAAGCAGATCTCAGAAATCATTTCAATGCAGTACGAAGCAGGTGGTTACAATCCGTTAGAAGTAAGAGGCCGACATAACGATATCGCAAGCTATTTCAACGAGGAGATAAAGCCTTCCGACCTTGAAGGTGCCGGTGCTATCGACATTAACTTCGGTGTGCGTATGCCACAGGACGAGCCTCAGCTTGTAACGATGGCACAGATGATGAGAGAAGGCGCGAAGCCACTTGCACCGGATGAATGGATTTGGGAGAATGTCTTACAGATCAATGACGTTGACCAGTTCCGAAACGCGATTTCCGCACAGCAGGCACAGGTAACTGAGCCGAAGGCGTTGCTGCTTACGCTTATCGAAGGACTCATGCAAACAGGTGAGCAGGAAAAAGCCTTGATTTATGTAGACCTTCTGCGAAAAACATTGAAGCAAGACCAGCAAGAAGAAGCTGCTCAAGACTTACAGTTCCAGCAGCTACTTAATTCTGTAGGCATGACTTCTCCACAGGCGGGACAGGGTGCTGGCCCACAGCCTCAAGGCCCAAATCCAGGCGGTACAGGAAGAAGTCCTATGGACGTATCAGGTGGAATAATATCTTCACAGATGCAGGGCTTCCAGCGAACAGGCGATCCTCAACAGGCTCCACCGGGAACACCGGGAGGGGCAGGACCAAGAGTTAATCCTCTAGGAAATATGTAATGGCAAAGTACATCATCACAATACCTGCTAACTATAGAGCGCGTGTCGGTGGCAACGCATCAATAACAGTTGAAGCCTCATCACCGATGGAAGCAAAAAGACAGGTTGCACAAACCGGAGTCCCTGCTGCTGTTTTAGGGACTCCTGTACCGACGCTAAAAGATGTTCCTGACTACGGAGAATATCCACCCGATGTTTCTCAATATACTGTTCCTCCTGCACAAAACCCTCTTTACGCTGGAAACATAGGGTCATTTACCAATTTCGCAAATACTTTAGGAACTGGATACGATCCAACCGGAGGAGCATATTCTGCTGGAGCCAGAGGCGGGGAAACGGTTCCGTATATTGGAGGACCACCACGCCCTTACGGTGGTGAGGGAGAAAGCTTATTGTACCCCGCAAATGCTGCGCCACCTCCTAGGATTTTAATGCCCTATGATCCTACTGCTGGTCCACCTACAAAAGAACTTGTAGGTGGGATAGTCCCTCCAGAGGTTGCCGAAGCACAATTAAATAATCCTGCTTTCATGGGTGCCATGAATCGGGCAGCAAACGTACCTGCTTATGGGGGTACAGATACTTGGATGCCATATGATCCTCCAACCTACACGCCAACCCCACAAGATATAGCGATTGCTGAGGCAAATGCTGCTGCCGAAGCACGTATTGCTGACCCGCAAGAACAGGTACCACCGTTTAACTATCCTAGACTTGATAGAGATATTCCTTATATGCCCTATGATCCTTCCACTCGACCACCTTCGTATGGTTCAGGTATGGATTTAGGTGGGATAGTTTCTGCCGAAGATGCTGAAGCCCGACTCCGTGACGCTGGTTTCGTGTCAGGTATGAGTAAAGAGGCAGGCGCAACTGCTCCTGTTTACTCAGGGTCAGGAATGGCAAGTGATGGGACTTATGATCCTCTTGGTGGAGCGTCAAGTAGTTACTCGATAGGTTCCGATCCGTACTTCTATGGAGATACTTATACTCCTCCTTCTCCTAAAGCTAGTGTAGTTCCTTATGACCCTTACGGAGCATCAGGAGGGACTATAGGAATTGATCCTGAAGCTAGAGGAATAGATATAGACGAGTTAGACAGACGAGAAGCGGAAAGAGCAGCGCAGGAAGTACGAGATAAATTAGCAAAAGAGCGAAGAGAAAACCAAGCAAAACAAGATGCTCTTCTAACTGGTCCAGTGCGCTCATGGGATGCCAAGCTTGGAGATATAACTATCAACCCTGACGGTACGGTAAACCTGCCTGTTGATATGTGGAGAAATGCTGATGATCGTCCCGGGAATATTGCAGACCAAATTATAGGTAAAGAGCAAATAGAAGATGCAATACGAAGATTAGCAGAATTAGGTGGGAGAGATACCCTGAACCGTTCTGTTGAGAATATGTTGCAACAAGCGCGTAGATATTACGCTGACACTCCACGAGGTGATGGCACTTGGGATAGAAACATTGATGGTGGTTTAATACCAGAAGATCAAAGAAAAGCTGGAACTGGAACATCGTTTTTGAATGACAGTGCCTGGAAAGCTACATGGGACGATATTGCAAGTGGAGTGTTAAA